GAGAGGTTGACCTGATGGATTGGACCCCACGACTTCCAAAAACAAACTCTTGATTTCATATACAGGATAGCACACTTCAGTGCCAATACCCCGGCAAATCGTCAAGAAATCTTGGGTCATCTTGCAACGCTTGAAGATGTGTTCGTAGTACTCAAAAGCTCCCGTCGAAAATTGCACTTCCATGCCCTTGTCAAAATGCTTGAAATCGCCATTGAAAATTCTGTTCAGATCTCGGAATGACTCATGGAAACAGCGCCAATCTTTGCCAGCAGCATTGGTTCCAACTGCAGATTCAAAATGCAACGGATATCTTCTACGGGCTGCCATCAAGGGAAGGAAATACATCCTAACCAAAATGATGAAGGCAACTTGTGCTGCGGAATAGGTGCGCACTTTGTGTTTGTCATACTTGGCGAAAGAAAGAGCTTCATCCTTCAGACACATGGCAAAAAGGGTGTTGATCCTTACACCAGTCAACAACTTATTTTCCATTTGATTCACTCTAGAACGCACGTCCAACAGATCCTCGTCAAAATCGTAAGCAACTTCATGCTCTTCTGACTCAACTAGCTTCACGTATTTACTTTTCTTCCCACGCTTGGGCAAAGAGACTGATGCTTGGAAATTCAACTTATCAATACCAGCTGCACCATCGATGCCATTGATGGCTTGTTCATACGTGAGTTTGCCAACAGCTCTAGCAAAATCTGGATGGTCCTCCAAAAACGCATCAAACCCATCGCACATGTCCTTCAGAGCCCGTCTCATAATAGAGGACTTAGGAGGGATCTTCTTTTCGGTCATGACGTCCAAATCTCGATTGTAGTGCATGTACTCTGCAAATGTGGGCGGACGTGTATGAGCACGTGGTTCGCCCATGATTTTGGTGACTGCACCCGAAATAGGGGAGGTGTCAACTTTGGAAGAAAATCTGACTTGCGGAATGGTAGATTGTCCATAGATGGTGACGTGGTGTTCTTTTTCTTGGTCCAGGAAATTGATGGGATTCTTGGGGTGGATCACAGGTCCGATGTTGTACTTTACACCGTATTCTTCTTCTTCGAGTGGTGAAGAGCCATGAGCATTCCATTTGGGGATCCTCTCCTTGGCTCGTTTCAAAGCTTCTTGCGTTATCATGGATGCAAATGCATTGTTTCCGTCTCCTGCAACATGCAAACCTATGATCATGGGATTCTTGCCGTTCGTCACCAAAGGTGATCCACACAAACCATCAAAAGTGTTTGGCAAGGAGTACGCATAGCCCTGCTGGCAAAACCCAACTTTGTAGTCAGGAGCCTCCATAAGGACTGAACAAGATGGCCACTTTAGCTCCTTCAGATTTTTATCTCTGTAAAAGAGCTTCACGTTCGCTTGTTCATCTTCCGTTGGCCTGATAGCCTCCTCTTGTACAAAAATGCCAAAATCCTTCACGCTTCCTGTGTTCGACAACCTAAGTACAGCCAAATCGGTGTGGATGTGTTGTTCCGACTCCACTAACACCTGAGACCAATTCCTAGAATTGACATATTCATGGAATTTCTTGTAACCAACTGCACCATGGTCTCGCTCCATCGAAACATCCACGTACCACTCCTCACCTTCAGGAGGCAAAGCATGGTGTGGGACTAGCCAATCGCTACCGCCAACAGGAATTCCCAAAACATTGATTATGCCTTGTGGGGAATGAAAACCAAATCTGGCCATATTCTTGTACAACTTACCTTCGAATTGATCATAAGTGCATGTTTTCGATGCCTCAACAAATTTCATCTCGGTAATGACTGGTTTCTTCCATACGTAGTCTTGTTCCTTTTCAGCGTACGGGATCAGAGAGAAATTCTTCTTCCAAACCGGTTGGACAGCCTTATACATCTTTCTGCCAACCAAGAAAAGGGAAGACATAACTGCCAAGAGGCCAGCGACGGTTGTAAGGTCAACTTCTTCTATATGACGCTTAAATTCGTCTTTGACATAACTAGCCAATTCAATGGCACGTTCGCGAGGTGACAATGTGGTTTGAGTTCCAGTTCCATCCCCAACAATTTCATCAGGGACTCCAAGAGATTCTGTGACTGCCCCTTCGATATCGAATTCGGGCACCACATATGATGCTTTGAAACGATTGAAAGCGCCACGTACCTTGGGAAGAATGCCAGCTTGTTTATCAATGTTTGAAAGATCAATGAAAGCGGCTCGCTCATCAGGTTCTTCTTCTGACGTGCCTTCCTGGACAACGGTGATTCGATCAGTGTTAGGATTTCCAAGTGACTCTGGCAAGAAAGTTCCCTCGCAAATAGGACATTCTGAGGCTAGATAACCATGTTCCTTACACTTCTTCTCTGAATAGATTCTTGTGGCAGTGTTCACCAACTTGTTCTGAACGGTGAAATGAGTCCGAGCTTGTTTCTTGAGGAATTCATTGACTTCGAAGATGGAAGCTCCCTTCAAATCTTCAACCTCAATCATAGCATCAGGGATCTCACCTCCCATACGGATAATCTTAATGTGCGTGACATCAAGTAACCACATATCAGGACAAGCTTGGGTAGCATAGCGAGTGTACGGCATTCCCGTAACGGGATTGATTGCCGAAGGTCGCAACTTTGCTGTGATGGTGTACTCGAACCTTCTCAAAATAGAAACTGGACTAACGGAGTAGTATCCAGCGTTGAGATCTTTCTTGTTCGTGGTAACGAAACCAACTTTGGGAAGAACTTGCATCTTTCCTTTCTTATCTGCTTCAGGACTGAGTGCGTTGATGTGCATATTGTTGAGAAATTGAATAAGCTTCATGAGAGGATTGTCAACAGTACGCTCAGGTTTTGAATTGGACATGTCGTCAAAGACAAACGTGACGTGATGCGTTCGATATTCAGATTGGTATGAATCTTCTCCATTCATATAGACAACTGAATCCTTATCACACCGAAATTCGTTAGCAAAACATATCTGCT